GGCGGGTGGTATTGTTCCAACTTCAAATGGATTTAGAGTCGGCGTTATGGGGGATATAAATATCTTTAATGCCGTACAAACCTACATCTACATAGCCATACGCCGCCCTACTGCTGTGCCTACGAGTGCGACTGAGGTGTTTGATATTAAAACTTCTGTAAACACTAATCCTGCGTTTACATCAGATCACGTTATTGATCTAGCTATGTTTACCCATAAAACCTCTAGCGATAATAGGTATTGGTCTGCTAGATTAGCATCTCGTGGGTATCTTTTCAGCAACGCCCCTAATGCTGGAGCCACAAACCAAGCCGCATTTGATTTTGGAGACACACAGTTTGGTCACTATAATGCCACTGGTTTAGGGACTAATTATCTAGGTTACTTCTGGAAACGTGCGCCTAACTACATGGATGTCGTTGCATTTACGGGAACAGGGTCTAATCAAAATGTATCACATAATTTAACTGTTGCGCCAGAAATGATGTGGATAAAAAGTAGAGATGCAGTCCATTCATGGGCATCCTATCATGTTGCTTTAGGGAACACTGGAATAATTTATTTAAACAGCAATGAGGCAGCATTTAGTCTTTCTGGGGCTACTGTACTTAATAATACAACACCTACCAGTTCTGTTTTTACGGTTGGAACAAATAATGTTCTTAATCAAAGTACAAAAAGCTACATAGCCTACCTCTTCGCCTCACTAGCTGGCATATCCAAGGTGGGTTCAGTAACGCATTCTGGAACAACAAACGTGGACTGTGGATTTACGTCAGGCGCTTCTCTTGTTATGTTGAAACGTACAGACTCAACAGGAGATTGGTACTGGTGGGACTCTACAAGCGGTATAATTGCGGGTAATGATCCTTATTTTACACTTAACGGACAAGCTCCCCAAGTAACAAACACGGACTACATAGACCCGCTTTCGTCAGGCTTCACGATTACCAGCAGCTTCACTGCGGGTGACTACATCTTCTACGCTATTGCGTAACACAAAGCATAACAAGGAGAACACAACATGTATGCTAAAATTAACGGTGGAACAGTAGTAAAGTTCCCATACACATTCGGAGACTTACGTAAGGATAACCCTAACGTGTCGTTCCCTAAGAACATCACAGCAACCATCATGCAGAAGTACAACATGGTAGGCGTACTAGAAGGGCCACAGCCTAGCACTACAGCTTACCAGACAGTACAGCGTAATGCTTTACCTACACGTCCTGTCACTGGTCAGTACACAGAAGAGACTGCCCCTATGCCTGAGATGGTAGGTGAAGACATCATTGCTAACTACTGGATGATTAACTACACAGCGGTAGACATGTTTGCTGACACTACTGAGACAGATGATGATGGCAACGAAGTCACAACAACTAAAGCTGAACACGAAGCTGCGTATCAGGCTACACTAGATGCTGCAGTTGCTGAGACTAATCGTAAGACACGTGATGAGAAACTAGCTGAGACAGACTTCTATGCTTTATCAGATGTTACAATGACAGATGCTATGACAGCATATCGTCAGGCTCTACGTGACATTACTTCTCACTCTAATTGGCCTAACTTAGAAGACGCAGACTGGCCTGTTAAACCGTAATATAACTTGACTTTTAAACAATTATGAGTTAAACTATGAGTGAAGTAAAACTATCTCCTGAAGAGCTAGAAGCTATGCTAGACCGTGCAGCTAGGCGTGGGGCTAAAGAAGCCCTGCGTTCTATTGGTCTACTTGATGATGATGCACACAAAGATATCACAGAAATGCGTAGCTTAATAGAAGCGTGGAGAGATACTCGTAAGTCTATCTGGTCTACTGTAACAAGACTAGCCACTGTTGCCCTACTAACGTTTATCGCTGGCGCAGTATGGATGACAATAAATAAATAACAAGGTAAAACATTATGGCTAAGAAGTTTGGTGGCTTTACACCACAGCAACAACAAACACTGTTATCTAAGGTGGGCTACACAGGCCCAGCGCAACAGGATGACATTAATAAGTTCATGATGTCTAGCCCTAAAGCTGCATCTATGATGGGCCAGTATGCTGAGATGGCTAAGGCTCGTGTACAGGGTGGTCCACAGATGGCTATGCAAGAAGGGGGTACTGTTGTCGGTAAAGGTGGTCAGTACTTCATTAAAGATGCTCAAGGTGGTTATTCACAGCCTTATAGCACAGCATTAGATGCGTACTACGCTAACAAAGGCCAGACAACTAACCCTACTACAGGAGCAACAGTACAACCATATGCAGGTCTAAATACAGGTACTGCAGCTAACCAGCCTAACACTACTGGTGGGTTTGACATGGGTGTAGACACACCTGTTAAAATGCCAGGTGACTTTAAAGGTGGACCTGCATTGCCTGTAGAACCTGTATACGATCCATCAAAGGGTCTACCTACTGCACCTGAAAAGATTGACACTGGTGAAATACTTCAGGATCTTAATTGGGCTAAGCATTCTCAAAAAGGCATTGATATGCTTTTGGAGTCAGGTAAGTTACCTAGTGATGAAATGTTTATTAAAACAACAAATCCTGATGGTACTGAAAGTTTAACGCCTGATCCATCTAAGTATACAGTATCAGGGGGTAGAGAGAACTGGATCTTTACTTTTGAAGACGGTACATCTACAGTTGTTAATAGAGCAGAATTAAGTAAAGCTAAGCAAACACTTGCTAATGAAATTACTCCTGTTATATCTAAGTTAAAACAGAGTGGTTGGGAAGAAAAAAGTAAAGCAGCACAAGACACGTATAACAAACAGCTAGATCAATATAAAAGCTATTACGGTCAGCAAGCTACAGTAACACCAGAACAAACACGTGCTAACCTAGATACTGCACAGAGTGGTCTATCTAAAGAGCAGAACCTATTACAGAGCTATACTACACAGCTTTCTAATATGGCTGCAGATGACCCTCAACGTGCTACTATTCAAGGCTTGATTGATGAACAGCAAGTTAAAGTAACTAACGCTAAAGTTAATCTATCACAAGCACAGACTAACCTAGAACGTGTAGGTATGCCTAGCACTACAGAGATGAGGGCAGACATCTTAGATGACCCTATGTCTATGGTTACTAAAGCTGATGTAGTTACTGTAAGTGACGCACAACGTGAAGCAGGTAAGATAGTTGAAGGTACAGGTCAAGCTGCTGCAGTAGCTGATACTGCTACACAAACAGAAGCCGCTATTGCTGCTGATGTACCTCTAGCTGAAGAGTTTGATGCTGCTGGTTTTACAGCTAAAGAGGCTGCAGCAGAAGTATCTAATGTAATGTCTAAGCTAACTGCTGTGACGGGTAAGCCCAGCGCAGAAGCTTTAGCTGAAGCGGCTACTATGGACCCTTCACAACTAGCACAGCTAGGTCTTACAGTAGAGCAGATTGAACGTGCACAGCGTGTAGAGAAAGTAGCACCACTAGAAGTAACACCAGAGATGCGTGTCGATAGTGCTGTAGACTTTGAACGTGCTAGAGCAGAGACTAACTTTACTGCAGCTACAGGTGTACCATCTACTGAGGCTACCGTACAAGGACAACTTACAGGGCTACTAGAGCAGTTTGAGGGTGGGGAGACACCAGCATGGGCTGCAGGAGCTATGCGTACTGCTACAGCTACGTTAGCTGCACGTGGGCTAGGTGCATCAAGCATGGCAGGACAAGCTATTGTACAAGCTGCTATGGAGTCTGCACTACCTATTGCACAGATGGATGCACAGACACGTGCTAGCTTTGAAGCACAGAACTTGTCTAACAGACAGCAAGCGGCTATGTTCGCTGCAGAGCAACGCTCTAAGTTCCTTGGCATGGAGTTTGACCAAGAGTTTCAATCACGTGTACAGAATGCTGCACGTATCGCTGATGTAGCACAGATTAACTTTACTGCTGAGCAACAGGTTGCACTAGAGAATGCACGTATGGCTCAGACTGTAGACATCTCTAACCTAGATGCTAAGAATGCTAAGGTACTAGCGGATGCTGCAGCTATGACACAGCTTGATCTGACTAATCTGAGTAACAGACAACAAGCTAACGTAGATCGTGCTAAGGCATTTTTAAACTTTGATATGTCTAGCATGAATAACCAACAGCAAGTCGCTATGTTTAAAGCACAGAGCTTAGCTAGTGTGTTTATGTCTGATACTGCTGCAGAGAATGCTGCACTACAGTTCAATGCTTCTAGCTCTAACCAAGTAGATATGTTCTTCTCTAACTTGCAGACACAGATTCAGCAATCTAATGTAGATCAACGCAATGCTATGGAACGGTTTAACGCTGGTGAAGCTAATGCTATCTCACAGTTTAACAGTGCACAACAGAATGCTCGTGACCAGTTCAACGCTAACAATGCTTTAGTAGTTGCACAAGCGAATACACAGTGGGAGCAAGCTATCACCACTATGGATAACGCTGCGCAGAATCAAGCTAACCGTGATGCCGCACAGCAAGCAAACAATCTCACTGAGACTACGTATAACAACATGCTACAGCAAGAACGTGATGCCTTAGACTATGCTTGGCGTACAGCAGATAACGTACTACAACGTGAAAACTCTTTGCTAATAGCTGAGATGCAAACACAAGCTGAAGTAGATAAAGCAAGGGGTGAAGGTACAGGTGTACTTTTAAATACTGCACTAGACTTCGTGTTAAACAAGTTTTGATAAGGTAAAAACATAATGGCACTATTTAAGCTAACAAAACAAGACAGAGACTACTATGCTTTACAGGACTTGCTGAAGCCTAAAGAGGATCAGCAAGAAGAAACTACTGGTATTGTCACTAAGCCTAGTAAGCAAGAGCAAGACGATGAAGGTTTGTTCTCTGGTTTCTTTGGTGGTCTGTTTGACAGGTCTAGGCAACAAGCCCAAGAGCTTTCTGTATTAGCTGAAGAAGAAGCTATACGTTCTGCATTAGAGATACGTCTTATGCGTCAAGCTGCTGGTATTACAAGGTCTAAGGCTCCTACAGGGCCGCTATCAGATACGGCTAGAGATGCTATGTTCAGTAGTACTGATATGCGAGGCACTGATCTGACTATGATGGACAACGCTAGGGAAGCTCAAGAGGTGTTTCAGCCTATGATTACACCTGTCTCTAGAGGTGAACAACCAGAGATGGCAGACAGCCCAGCGCCTGTTGATGCACCTAGTATAGATACCCGTAGTAATGAGATGTTAGATAAGCCTAAAGGTATTATGAGTAAGGATATAGAAGATGTACTTGAGACTGTTCTTGATTCTGATGTTAGTGATAGTACCGACAGCGCTGATGGAGGTGCAGCACCTTCAGATGGGAAAGAGATAGAGACAGGTGAAGCAGGAGATACATTCGCTTCTTTAATTATAAATGGTAATATAGAAGATATAGCTAGTTCTACTCATTTAAATAACACGTTTAATGACTTTGAAGATGTAGAAGGTGATACAAACCATGTAGATGGTAGAGGTTATTTCACTATGCCGTTTGGCGTTGTTCCTGATAAAAACAGTGTAAAAAAAGCAGATGGTACTACTTTTGATCCCAAAGCGGCTCACGGTTACACTACAGAAACTTCAGGTACAGTAGACACAAGCAATGCTACCCACACAGTAAAAGTAGGCAATAATAATTATGTAGTTAAACGGGTTGACTATGATTCGGATGAAGCTTTTGCTAAAGGTGTTCTATCATTGTATAACCGTGAAGCTTCTAAAAAGTATGGAAGCGGCTGGGATGAACTAACAGATAAGGCTAAAGAAATGGCGCTTGATATGGCTTGGAATGGTGGTATTGGCGCAGTAGGTTGGAGTAGTGTAAAGAAGGCTTTAAAAGAAGCAGGTAAAGAAGAGCCTAATACAGAAAACTTGTTTGCTTTTACTGTTAATTTTAGATCAGACACGGAGTATCCTAGAGGGTTGTTTAAACGTAGATTAATACAATATAATAAGATTGCTAATGATGCAGATATTGCATCTACATACAGTACAGAAGCTGTTATGGATAAAGGTAAACGAGTAGGCACTAAGTATATAGCAGAGAGGCCAGATGGAACTGTTATAGGTTCATGGACATACACAGATAAAGCTGATGATCCGTCAACGAAAGACAAAAACGAGGAACGTACACCTTCCGCAGAGAAGATTGAAAGTAATGTGCTGGTGGGTGCCTAATGTTCGGCTTACCCCTAGAATTAATCACCATGCTTTTCTCTACTGTGTTAGGTGGTGTTATGTCTATATGGGGTCAGAGCATAAAAGCTAAACAAGCTCAGCAAGAGATGCTGATGCAACGTGCAGAGTTTAACAGAAGTGCTGTAGCTGATGCACGTGATGCAGGTAAGACAGATAAACACTTTGCTTGGACACGTAGGCTTATCGCTTTATCTGCTGTATTCTCTATTATAGTATTGCCAAAGCTAGTCGCTGTATGGTATCCTGATGTAAGCGTATATGTAGGATACACTGAAGCTACTGGTGGTCCGTTATCTTGGCTCTTTGGTCCAGCAGAATCAATACAGTGGAAGATGGCTAAAGGCTTTGTAATAACTCCACTAGACACACATATCGTATCAGCCATTGTAGGACTCTACTTTGGTGCAGGTTTCACTAAATAAGGTATAACAAAAATGTCACTTTCTCCTTTTGATGGACCTATTCCAGGCCAGTCTCTTACAGCAGAACCAGGTAACGCACCGTGGGAAAAACCTTCTAAGTTCTCTGATCCACTAGATGCATTTGAGATGTACATGGAACAGTTAGCTGATGAAGAAGTTTTAGATGATGTCATGGATATGGTAGACATAGGTATTCCTATCTCTGTTGTAGCAGCCACTATGTTAGGCATGGGCGTCATGAATGGTATGCATACTGTAGATATCAAACTGTTGCTTAAACCTTTGTTAATGACACAGATCAAGACACTAGCTGAAGCAATGAACGTAGAATACAAGATGACTATGGATGAGTATCGTGATAAAGATGCTGAAGCTAAGAAGAACCGTGCAGCTAAACTAGCAGCTAAGCTTGCTATGAAAACGGGTGCTTCTGCAGGTACACTTGATAAAGGTGAACAGATCATGCAGCAAGCAGAGCAAGACTTACAGGAACCGCAACAACAAGAAGAACAAGAAATGCCTATGGAAGCTGAACAAGCACCGCAAGGTTTGATGGCGAAGGAGCAAATATAAGATGGCTATTAAGGGTGCGTTCAGCGCTGGGCTTGTAAAAGGTTTTGCTACAAGTCTGCAGGATAGAATTAAAGAGAGACAAGAACGGTTTAACGAATTAGTAGATAACCAGATGGATACTGTACGTAGGGCTGCTCCTAAGATGGCACAGTCTATGGCTGAAGCTAAGAATGCTAATCTTATTAGACAAGAGATGAAAGCACAGTTCGGTGTAAGCGATGAAGAGTTTCTAGCTATTGCTCAGAACTACGATGTTACACAGGTGTATGGTGCTATTCAGAAAGCACAGAATGCACTACCTGAAGGTTCTAAGATTGATAAGTCTCAGTTCTTAGGCTCACTAGATATTCCACAAGGTGTAACACTACCAGAGGGTATGACAGCAGAACAAGCTCTAGAGAACATCTATCTTGGTTACGCACGTAACATTGCTGGTAACCCTGATGATAAGTCAGAAGTACATAAAACTAAGTCATGGGGTGCTGCTCTTAAAGACACACTTATGCTTGACCCTGCTTCTTCTGCTGAAGATCATTTAACAGCTATGCAGTACATGGGTATTCCAGTACAAGACGTACTGACATATCAAGCTTCAACAGGAGCGCGTTATGAGCCTATCGCTGGTGTTAAGCGTGTTAAAGGTTTTGATATAGAAGTAACAGACTATAAAGAGTCTGACTACATGTCTACAGCTAATACATATGAGCGTACCTTTACCCGTACATTTGCTGGCACTGATGATCTAGCTGATGTTACAGATATGGAAAGTGCAATGGCAGCAATGGGTGCAGATGATGAAGCAGGGCTAGGTAATCGTCTACGTAAAGGTGGTATAGCTATTGCTGACCTAGAACTAACTCTATCCCAAAGTGGCCTAGACAGTCAGCTTACACGTGACCAAGCGTTACTACGTCTATCTAAAGAGGTAAATACTTCTGCAGAGATGGATAGCCTTTTAGCGGGTGTAGAAAGCGGTAAAGCGTCAGAACTTATCTTAGAGTCTATTGAGAAGAATGGTAGACTTACAGATGAATACATAGAGTACATATTAACAGGTACTAAACCTGAAGCATCTAAATTAAATAAAATAGATGACGCTGTAGTTCCTGAAGCAGAGAAAGTCGTTACTGTGCCAGAAGGTCTAGGTGGAGAAGAGGATGACGCGGCTATTAAGCCTGATCTTCCTGTTAAGGAAGAGGATGTTGTATCAACTATCTTAGGCAACACACCTGATGAAGATGAAGAGGAAGACACAGGGTTAAACTTAGAAGTAGGTAATGCTCGTGAAGTAGCTCAAAAAAACATAGACTATCAAGAGAGCGCAAGAGAGGCCGCATCTAAAATTACGTATGCAGAATATGAAGCCATGAGTGACGATGAAAAGCGTGAAGCAGGATTACCTGTAAGAGGCATAGACTTCCGTTTTGCATTCGGTTATTTAAGCCCTAAGAAATACTTTAAGGGTGCAGCGGATCAGATTGATGTAGGTGATATAAATGCAGAAACAGGTATAAACGATGAAGACCCAGTAAGCGATACTCGCCTAGCAAGTGCAGCAATTAATGTCTATAGAGCTATGGAAGATGAGTTCCCTGATATTTCTGTACTACAAGGAGAAGAGGGAAAGCAAATCATTAAAGACTACTTGGAAAGTAATAACTTACCTATCAATGAGAAGGTTATTCGTATGGTCCAGATGCAACTACCTACTGAGGAATAATAATGTCTGATCCTTATACATACTACACCCCTGAGAATATGAAGAATAAGAAAGTCTCTGACCTGAAAAGGAACAAGGGTTTTCTTAATGATGCTGTTACCTTTTTAAAGAGTAGACGTAAGGGATGGAAGGACGAAGAGCTAAAGCAAATGTCTGCTGATGACGTTGCTTATGAAGTATTAGAACACTTTCGTATCATGAATACAAATGAAGTTAGTATGTCTAAAGACTTCTACTATATCAAAGATGAAAAGACTGCAGAGAAAGAAAAGCAATCTTATGCTCGTTTAATGAATGCCTTTGATAATGCTAAAGGTGAAGGTATCTTAGACGGTGGCTTTGCTGGTGTACGTGATTATGCTGAAGGTATCCTTACTGCACCTACTACATACATCTCTGCTGCTGCTCTACCTCTTACTGGTGGTGCAGGTGCAGTTGCTGCACAGGCGGCTAAAGAAGGTACTAAGGCAGGACTAAAGAAACTAGCTAAGCATTCTATCAAGCGGGGTCTGTTAGATGTAGCATTTGAAGGCAGTGTTGCTGCAGCTTCACAGTTAGGCACAGAGCTTATCAAGAAAGAAGCTGGTGAAACTATTGATGAAGACTATGAGATTAGCGGCGGTAGAATTGCACTAGCTGGTGCGCTGGGCGGTGCTATTGGTGGTACAGCTTACGCTATTCCTGCACGTCAGCAGTACAAGGGTGCTGAGCGTATGGTTGATACTCTTAAAGCAGGGGAAACAGTTAAAGCTAAACGTATGGCAGATACTACTAACCGTGCTGTAGAAGACCTAAAGAAGCTTAATGAGACAGCAGAGGGGCGTAAGTATATACGCTTCACTAAAGATAAACTTCTAGCGTCTATTGATCCTAAGCTAGTCGAAGAAGGCATGGAAGCTAAGGTAGACATTCTTAGTAAAGACTTACCTGATGGGCTTATTGGTGGACTAGATCGTGGTACTATTCAGCGTCTTAGTGCTGCATCTGTAGACCTAGCACGTCAGCTAGGAGTTAAACCTGAGAAGGGTCAACGTATTACAGAGTACTTAGCTAGACGTATAGATGAAGGTGATGGTGTAACACTATTTGATAAGACAGCAGAGAAGTACGGACTAACACGTAGACAGCTAGCTGCTGTATATGCTGCAGAGGTATCAGAGGCTGCTCGTATTCTTGTGCAACAGAAACAGTTTAAGACTGCAACAGGTAAAGTTATTACTGGTAAGGAGGCCAGAGATGCAGCAGGTAAGTTTCAGCAAAAGCTGGACACACTGTATGATGAGGGAATGTCCACTATATCAGGACAGGAAGCTAAAGAGCTTAGTGACGCACAGTTACAACTAACTAGAGCAAACCGTGTAACAAGATCGTTACGTAATGTAGAGGATGCACGTAGAGCGTTCATGACATCACAGCCAGCTACAACAATGCGTAACAACATCTTTGGTGTTGCCATGACAGGCATTGACGTAGTTGATCAGTTTAATACTTACATGATTCGTGCTGTAACAGGTAAAGAGTCGGCTGCTGCTACACTAAAAGGTAGTTCAGACATTGCTCGTTACCTACTTAAAGATCAATACGTAGCGGATACTGCTGTAGAACTACTACGTCAGGATGCACCAGAGTTAATGCAGCGTGTGTTCTATCAAGCTGCACAAGCAGAGGCGGGTGTAGTTAAAAACACTAAGCTAGCCAAGGCAGGTAACTTTGTTAACAGCTTTAACACTATGTCTGATCATATCTTTAAGAAAGCTGTGGTAGCAGGTACTATTGATCGTGAACTTAAACTACAAGGTTCTAGTCTAAAAGAATACCTAGAGAAAGGTATGATGAGTGAGATACCTGATAGTATTATAACTAAAGCACTAGATGATAGCTTAGAGTTTACATTCCAGAATCGCTTTGGTGGTAAGGGTGCAAGCGATACAAGTAAGTTTGTAAATAAGACTATTGGCTTTATCCATAGATCAGGTGCTACTACTATCATTCCTTTCCCACGTTATATTGCATCACAGGCTAAGTTTGTTAAAGACTACTCTGTGCTTAACATTGCATACAAAGGCGGTAAACTTACTGATGAAGAATGGGCTAAGCAGCTTACTGGTGGGGCTATATTTGCTTCAGCATACATGTATCAGAAGGATAACATTGATCAAGGATTAAACTGGTTTGAGGATCAGATGACTTCTGGTGAAGTTACTAATGCTCAAGCTGCTATGGGTCCAGCCGCACCAATACATTATGCAGCTAACATTGCAGCACGTGTAGCTATGGGTATGCCTAACGATCTGCTAGATGACCAGGATCGCTTCAGCCGTAACATGATGAATCTCATGCTTGGTTCAGAGTTTCGCCCAAGTAGTACAGCTATAGATGAAGTTACAGGTACAATGTACAACATAGCTAAAGCTATTGCAGATGGTGATACAGACATTGATATGCAACCTGTAGCAAAAGTAGTAGGTGATTACTTCAGTACGTTTACCTACCCTGCTGCTGTAGTGAAAGACTTCTACGGTCAGTTTGATCCACGTTCATCATACATCCCCCAGACACTAGATGCTACAGTATCCTTGCCTGACATTGGTGGACCACGTAGTCCTAACTTATATCTGTACAGCAGGTTTGCTAAGAACATAGTAGACTTTAACTTGAATGAGATGTCATCTACACTAAAAGATGTGACTGGCATTGACATGGGTGAGTCACAACTAGAGGGTCTAATGAAGTGGATGGGTAGCTCTACACGTACACACTTTCAGATGATGGACCCCGATAATCAAGACACAGGGTATGACGTTGTGCGCCACGATGTGTTTGGTGATGGGCCTATTCGTCAGCTTGACCCTCTACTAAAACAGATCACTGGTTTCACAAAGAGTCCACCACCTAATGCGTTGAAGCGTGAGATGGCTAAGCTTAACATAGATCCGTTTGCTATCTACAACCCTTATCGTGAAAAGAATAGTGCACTAGAATTGTTTACTCAGCAGATTGCACAAGGTTCTTTAGCTGATGAAGTAGAAGCTTTTATTGCAAGTGACCCTGTGTACAACAGCGCAGATGTAAGACGTAAGAAGAAGTTCCTAGAAGACAAGATCAAGAATGTCATCAATGCTAAACGTGATCAAGCTCGTACTGTATTAGAAGACTTCGCTGCTAAGAATGAGACTTACAGATCAGACTTTAATGCGTATGTACGAGGTGAGTTTACTGCTATGGGGCCACAGGAAAAACAAGATGCTGATGCAGCTTGGGGTGACTTGGCTGGACGTTATGGCTTTGAAGGTAAAACAATCAAGGAATCAATAGCAGAGATAAATGACTCAGAATACGATGAAGCTGAGAAAGATAGTCGTAGGTCTGTGTTGCTACTCTGGTATATACAAGCAGGTAAGCTAGAGAAAAAGACTAGACGTAAGCTTACGGAAGCAGAATGAGAAGAGGGGCCAAGCGGCCCCTTTACTTTTTTAACCCATGCATTGTTGCACTTCGCTCTGCCCACATCTGCACTTCTACTAAGTTCTTTAATGCTTGATGTTTCTCTTCTGTATTGTGCACGTTATCTACTATGTATTGCTGTAGATTCCTAGCGTTTTCTTGTAACCCTTCTCTAAACTGTTTATGTCTCCCAGAGATAAATGATTGTGCTTCTTTCTCTAGACTCATATGCCTTCCTTCATAAAGACCTTTACCCATTGTGCACAGATGTCACTACGTACAATGTCATCAACACCAAACTCCACAACAGGTACAGGTATCATGTGTTTCTTTGCTAAGTGAATAACTTTAGACAGACCATCACCTTCTTTTAAGTCTGACTGCTGTATGTCACCATTAAGCACAATAGTACTACCTTCACCTACACGAGTCAACAACATCTTAAGCTCATGTGTAGTAATATTCTGTGTTTCATCTACTATAATGAATGCACTTTCAAAGCTACGCCCCCGCATTAACGCTAGAGGAGCCATCTCTACATTGTTGTTCTTGATAGCTGTCTCTAGAGTACCCTTACCCCAGTGTTTCTCTAGCACGTCAAGCACAGGCAACGCCCAAGGATAAACCTTTTCTTCTAAGCTACCAGGTAGGAACCCAATGTCTTTACCTACAGCTACGTGTGGGCGTGTGATAACGATCTTGTCAATCTCTTTGAGTGTGTACAAGTCTGCTGCGTAGGTAGCTGTAACGTAAGTCTTACCTGTACCTGCTGGACCTAATACAAAGACTTGGTTGTACTCCTTTAGATAGTGTAGAAACTCTTTCTGTTTATCTGTTTTCGGCGTAAGCCCTGATGTTTTCTTGTTAGCTGCACCTTTATAGTTAGTCTTTCTGCGTGACCTTTTTTGCTTTACTGGTGGTTCAAGTGCGTTCATAATGTTTCCTTAAATAAGATACAGCGTTTTCTAAACCTTTAAGATCATCTCCTAAGTTTCCAATTCCTAAATTACAGTCTTCGCAAAGCCATCCTCTAAACTCTAAAGTTTTATGATCATGATCTACTACTAAAGATTTTACATGAGGTTTGTTGCAACAATCACAGTTTTCTCCTTTAAGGTGTGCATATTCTTTTCTTAGCCTTGCTCGTAACTTTGAATCTTTCTTAAAGCAAGTTTTACATCTTCTATCTAAATTATCTTTATTAGCTGCTGCAGAGTAGAATTGATCTACACTCTTTACTAGGTTACAAACCTTACATTTCCTACCTTCCACACATAGTGTTGAATCAGGTAATGTAGTAAACAAATCTAGCTGCATGGTATCTCCTTGTTAAAGAAAAGCCCAGCGCCTTAACGCTGAGCCTTAAAGTCTTAATCTGTACCAACTACTTTCTCTTGATACAATTCTTTACCTGCATCGTAAGCTTCTGCGCCTTTCTCAATAGCATACTCCCCTGCTGGTACTAGCACTTCATCAACTAAACTTACCGTAAACACAACTAATACTATCGCTTGGATTGCGGATGTGAACATATTAAACTCCTTCTAATTGTTTCTCTAGTTCTTGGTAACCACCTATGTAATTACCTTCTATATCCCATATTTGAGGTACTGTCTTTATACTTGCTTTATTAAATAAGTCAAGCACCCACTTGGAATCATTGAGAGAGTAGTAACTTACCACTCCCCCTTTGTCTCTTATAAGCCCTACTGCTCTACTGCAATACATACAGTCGGCTCTGCCTACTATAACATACTGTTTCATATCAGATCCACAATCTCACAGCTATCACCAGAGCAAGCCATTGTCTGACTACCTGCAGTATTGTCTTCACTTTCATACTCAGTAAGCTCTGACCAAGCAATGTGCTTTGGCATCTTAGCTAAAAGTTCTTCATACTCTTCCTTTGTGCAATCCTGATAAGGGGCTTGCTGATAAGTATGATCTGAGTGAGGCAAGAATGACACACCTGACATTTCATCAAAGTGTTCATAAACAAATGCACCCACAGCCATCCACTCAGCATCACGTACAGAGATCGTCACAGAAGGCTTATGTTCACACCATGAGCGTTGATACGTCAGCCACGTCTTAAGCTGCTCTATGGCTGTCATATCGTTTCTAGTGACTGCTTTACTAGGTGACTTAACAGGGAAGCTAAACACGGTAGTAGTATCACCCTTCATCACACATGGCTCGTTAGGCACACCTCTGTCTTTCATGAACTGTGTTAAGGGATCTTTATTATCACCACGCACAGTACGGACATAATAGGGACTATGGCGAGCATGTATGCCAGAGGCGCTATCCACCAGTTGTGATACCGTGCCTGAAGGTTTGACGCATGTAATTGCAGCAGATACAGGTATACCAAGGCGGTCAGCCCATTCAGCATTAGTAGCAACAGCCACATTTCTAAGGTGCTCAAGAGTTTTCTCCAATCCAGCATTTGCTGATGTCATAAGAGGGTTGTCCATTATTCCCGTAAGTGACACACCAAGCAAGCGCTCTTCTTCTGTGTTGTTTGTCCACACCTTACGCAAGTAGGGAAACTTTGTATAGGATGACTGAATGGTTCCCAGAATCGTAGCGAGTTTAACTTTTCTAGCCAGGTCTTCCACAGTATCTGTAGCACGTACAACCACCTCTGTTAAGTTACAAAACTGATATGGGCGCAAAATTATCTCGCTGCAAGGGTTAGTACCAAACTCATATGTAGCATCACGCCGCCCAAACTTAGATGCTTGCTTCTTACTTGCTTCACGATTAAAGATACCACGCTCACCAGACTTACTCTCAACCAAAGCCATCCACTCACGCATAAATGTTTCCATATCAGGCTTCTCAGTGTATGATACAGAGTTATTAGCTAAGGCTCTCCATGAGGCAGTTTCCCACCACTGGCCCGACTTAGCGTGACGCATCCTGTCATCACTCAGGTTGGACAGAGAAATCATAGCACTACGGCGAACACCACCCACAACCACAATCTGACCAATGAAACACATCAGGTCATGACATTCGACACTAGACAGCTTACGGCCTTGTGCATTCTTGAAAGTTGTGATAGCGAAGTTAAATAGTTCTACTAGAGGCGCTGGGCCACTGGCTCTACCACCAAACGTTTTTAGCCTAGCACCTGCAGGACGTACACGAGACACATCCCACTTAGGGATCTCACCAGCCCAAAGGAGTGCAAGAACTTGTCTGAAAGCTTTAGCCCAACCTTCCTTACTATCTTTGACAACGACTGTGGTATCACTGTAGAACAACTCAGGTACTTCAGGAAGCTTGCTAACGTACTGCCTCTCGACGCTGAACCCGACACCTGTACCACACAAGAGGATGTACATAGCCTCATCGAAGCTCTTAGGATCATCTACGGGTAAGTAGCTACAGTTGTAACCTGCTGTGTTATCTCTATCAAGCGCTGGGCCAGCAGTCATCAATGCTCTCATAGAGGGCATAACTTCTAAGTTTAAGATAGCGTTATGTATTTCATCTGTTGTCGCTTGGTCTGCCTTGTTGTCTACTAAGTTTAGTATGTAGCGGCCTACAGTAGCGCCCCAGTTTTCTCGCCCTTCACCGTCATAGTACTTGGCATATCTTGATAGAGCAATGAAGCTCTGGTAGTCTGTTGGTAAGTAATTGCTCATGGTTTTTGTTTTACCTCTATCTTTTTAATCTCTGCATCTAAGTCGTATACAACATCCTGTATAAGCTCCTTAACGGTTTGCTCATACATTTCTTCTGATATAGGAAGTATGTTGTCTTCTTCATCTATATCTATTGTCATTCTTATGTCAAACTTCATGCTGCCTTTTCCAGTAAGTCAGTAAGATCGGGCTTCTTATAGTTCTTCCCTTTCATAACCTTGCCATCTTCACGCAGGATAGGGTTGCCATTGCTATCTAGCTTAGACATGTTGCTATCGTGTACACGTGTGAATGCTTCACTAAGAACTGCTTCACCGTAATGCTCTAAGCCACTGTCTAACAAACGGCTAACCGTACCTTGTTGCTTAATAACTGTCTCACGTTCAGTATCACCCATAAGCATACCTATGTGATCAGGTGCAGTAAGGGCAAGCCCCGTAGATACATATAGTAGATCACAAAGCTCTTTTAGGTGTGCTACTGTACCATACTTCTCAGCCATTAGCTCAGCCATCTCTTCATCAATAAGCTTAATCCACAAGCGAGGGTCAAGAGATCCATTAAAAGCTTTAATGAAGTCTCCTACTTTCTCGTGTGGCATCTGTGGTTTCATTGCGTCTATGTCATCCTGGCTAATCATTTATGTTTCTCCGTGTAGCGTTGGCGTAGTCTGTTGAGATACCAGATAGCTTTATCAATATCCTCTAAGCCATTCTTGTATTCGTGCCGCCACAGATACTTTAGTACGTTAGCAGCGTGTGGTGCTGTATGTCCTGACATGTTCTCAGTCATAGCTTCAATAGCCTCAATACATTCAATACCAGCTTGGTTGTAGTGTATGGGTTTATTTACTGGGTCTATTATGTCTTCAAGCGAAACAGATGTTAGTTTTGGTTCTTTCTTCATGCGCTACCTTCCGTCTTAGTCCAAGCGTTGAGTGTGTATACGTTACCTTCACGTGTGACTTTTAGCTCTTCTTCTTCCTCTTCGTCAACACCCATTAGACGATTACGATGCTCTTCTACTAAGTCATAAATGTCAGGATGTTCAGATGCTACATCAAGGAAAGCTGACATCATCGTAGCTATATTCATGATATGTGCCATAACCATTTCAGGTACAGGGCTGTCGTTAGATGCTGATAACTCAATAGATACATCACCATTCCAATCTTCTTCGTAGTTCTGTGGACGTATTACGATAGCTATTTCATCTTCACTTAATGTGTAACCCATCATACTTTCCTTTTTGTTT